GCCTTTTGAGTTGTGGTGGTATTCCCACCGCCGCCACTTCCGCCGCCCATTATATCGCCCTCGTGATGTACGTCTGCCTTGTTTCCCAGCCCATGGCTTTTTCCGAACCTTTGCGGGCCATGGAGGAAATATAGTGGCAGCCCTGTGTTGCCGCCCACTCTACCACTTCCTGCACTACTTCGCGCCAGTCTTCTCGGGCTGTCATCTTCCCGCTGATCATGAACACGTTACACTCACGGACGCGGGGGTAGTTCAGGATCTCTGTCAGTACGACTGTCTCGATGTCCGCGCCATCCAGAATGACCCACAACTGCATGTCGCGCTCCAGCACAGCTGCCAGCAGGTCGTCGGCGTTCCAGCGGTGCTCCTTCGACTTCTCGAAGTACCGCTCAACGAACGGCAGCGCGTGCGGCCAGATCGCCGGGACTTTGTCATGCGGCACACCGCGCAGTACCGGCATCGTCAGTAGCCTTTATTTATGATCGTGCGTGGTGCTATACCGCCACCCTGTGCCAGGTAGTCGCGCGGGCCTTGCTGCTGTTGCTGCATGCCCATGCCGCGCTGCATCATCGGCATCATCTGCTGCGGCTGACCACCCTGGGCGTTCTGCATCATCTGTATACCCATAGGGCCGAGCTGCCTCATGAGTTCGTTCTGTTGGTCAGTGGACATGCCAAATGCGCCCAATCCCGGAGCCATTTGCGATGCGCCCATCTGCCCCTGCATCAGCGGCTGCCCCATGCCGAAGCCAGCACCGGCTGGTGGCGGGCCACCCATCTGTGCCTGGCCGAGCTGAGCCTGTGGCAACTGCATACCGCCACCACCTCCACCGCCGCCAAACATACCCATGATCGAAGCCATATCCATCACACACCCCCTAGAGTTTATCCCACACGCCGCCAATGTATTGATGCAGCCCACCGCCAGCGCCTGCTGGGTTCCAGTCTACACCATCCGCAAACACCAGCAGCCCTTCTTGCGGGCGTGGTGGAGATTCATGCAGCACATCGAACTGCAGGCCCATCGGGCGTACCATCTCTGTGCCGATTCGTTGCAGCTCGTCGTACAGCCACTGCGGGGATATACCCTCGCCGGGGAATGTTGGTTGGTAGCTCATAGGTACTGTCCTGACGGGTCGTAATCGACCTCGAAGCTGTGCAGGCTGACCAGCGTATCTTCAGTGGTTTCTACCGCCACGCTAAGGAACCGACCGCGCTGGAACAGCGTTATCTCGGCGGTGTTGTTGGTCATCTTGGTAGTCGTCTGCCAGACCAGCGTGCTGCCCACGTCGGTCTGCAAGGCCACTTTGAAGTTCACGTTGTCGCTGGACCCACCGTCCACGGTGCGGAAGCGGACCCGGCGCACGAACTTGACCGACTGCAGGTCAACCACACGCTGGCCGTCGACGACCTTGGAAGGAAGCCCCCAGATGCCCTGGCGCTCCACGGAGAATGGCAGCGCTGCGTCGAACTCACTGGAGCCGAACTCAGTCTCGATGATGCCGGTGGTGCGTGTTGGGGACGCCAGCACAAGTTTACGATCGGGTGGCAGGCTGTCCAGCTCTCCCCACGTCGCGCCGTTGCTGGCCCAGTCGCCTACCACAGTGCTCCAGAGGGTCAGGTAGTCCGACGACTCGATACCGCTGACGGCACCGCTGGAGATGTTGTTGAGGTCACGCACGCCCCAGGTGTCTTTGCGCCAGTTCCACATGATGGCCTTGGACGTATAGTCCTGTGTGCCGTCAGGGATACAGATCCAGATTTCAGTAGTGACTGGGTTGGCCACGACGAACATGCGCTCGAATAGCGAGCCGTCTACGTTAGTGCGCAGCCAGTCGCGCCACTTGTCCTGACCGATGGATCGAATGCTGTTACCGTCGTGTACATAGACGTCGAGGTCGTTGCCAACGAAGCAGTGGTATTGCTCGAATGCAGCCACGCAGCGCTTGGCCAGCAGCCCTACGCCGTTGAAAATCTGGTAGAAGCGGAAGATGAACTGCCCACCGATGAACTGCATCCCGTGGATCGCGTCATCCTTGTAGATTATGTTGATGTCCCGCAGCGGCAGGCAGTCGATCACGGTGCCGTTGGTTTCGGAGAGCGAGTTTTCCCCAGCGTCCGCTGTTGTGTCCGCTTCGTTCCAGGTCGTTGGCACAGTGAGCGGGTCGGCGCTGGATGACCACTTGACCATCTGGCGGTAGCGCTGCGGTCCCTTGGTGATATCCAGCGCGACCAGGTAGTTACGGTACGCTCGCATGACGGCGCAGCGGGTCGTGATGGTGGTAGGCCAGTTGGGCAGGTCGGACAGCCGGCAGGACGCGGTAGGCGTAATTTGCACCTGCGGTACGTCCACGCCGTTGTTCAGGAACAGCAGGCCACCCAGCACACCGCCAGTCCATAGCTGGGTCGGGTCGGTGTTGTACAGGGTCGCTGTGCCGGATATGTCAGTCCGGGTCAGCTGGTAGTGGGCGTTGTTGTTGACGGTGTAGACTTCAGTCAAGCCTGCGTAGCAGATGAACTGCGAGCCGTCTAACGTCGTGTGGGCGAACAGCGAATAAGGCGCCGCCGACAAGCTGCCTTGTACTACACGGGAGCCGCGTACCTTGGTAGCAGTGTACCCGTCGAACCGCACATTGCGGCCATCCGACCACGCACCGTCGGGCAGCTTACGTTCGTTGACGTCAGCGATGAGCCCGATGGTCCCTATGTTGTCGAACAGCTTGAGCGGCATGGCGCATCCCTCAACCGAAAGACTCGGCCAGTGTGTTGAACGCCACGATGCGGTCGATGTCAGCTTGCGACACAGGCAGCTCACCCATGGACACCAGATGCTCGTTAACGGCGTTCATCTGCAGCTGGGCACCGTTCTCGATGCCTTTCGGCAACACAGTGCGGTGCCAGCGGTTATTGACCACTACACCCCCGTCTACGATGCGCAGGCCGATCTGCACCTGCACAGTGTTGTCTAGGGTGATCTCGATTTGGTTCACTACGGATTTACGCTCGATCATCTCTAATCTCTCTGTATTAAGCGGCTATGTAGCTTCCGCAAGCGGCTATGCCTACGTTAGTACCCGTGGTGAATGCTGAAGTGGTAGGGGTCCCCACCGCGCCTGTAGGGATGTTCATAGCCCTGAACAGCAACGTGGATGGGGATCCGGATGTCAGCACAAAACAAATTTGTGTGAACCCGACCAGATTCACAAGGCCGACCGAGCTAGACATAGGGAAGGTGGACTGCGTGCCGGTGTATGCAAATGGCAGTCCGGTTACCAAGGCGTTGCCGCTTGCTGTAGTGAAAGTAAACGTGCTGCTGGAGAAAGACAGCTCAACGAAAACCTGCTTGCCGATCTTGACGTAGTTACCGACCTGGGTGGCGTATACCACGACCAAATTACCAGGGGTGTTGAAGGTTATTACAGGAGTCCAAGTCCCTTCCTCGTAGTCGTCCAGCACATTGACGTCGGCGCTGGCGTTCTGCGTAGCCGGGAACTTTAGTTGCCCGTTAGACAGGACCAGTGTGCCGGAGATGGTAGCAGTGCCCTGTACAGTCAGCCCAGCCAGCACAGACTGCGCGGACACGGTCAGCGTACTGGCCAGCGTCACCGCGCCGCCGACAGACACTGTGGTCTTGAAGTGCGAGGCGCCAGAGATCGACATCGTCGATGTGCCGATGATGGCGTTGTTGAACGTTGCCGCGCCGTTGAAGGTAGAAGCACCGCCGATGGACACTGTGGTCTTGAAGTGCGCAGCGCCTGAGATCGACGCGGTGGAGTCGAAAGTAGCAGCGCCCCTCAAGGCGAGCGTAGTACCCATCACCACCGCACCGGAGATGGATACTGTGTCGTTGGCAGTCACCGCGCCGTTCAAGGTAGTCGTGCCACCGACAGAAACTGTGGTCTTAAAGTGAGCAGCGCCGGAAATCGACATGGTGTCGATGGCGGTGATGGCGCCGTTAAACATCGCTGCGCCGTTGAACGTCGATACGCCGCTGACGGACAGGCTGGAGTTCGCCGTAATAGCGCCGCCGAGCACAGTTGCGCCGCCGATGGACACAGTGGTGTTGAAGTGCGCTGCGCCGCTGACGGACAGGCCGGAGTTCATGGTGACGTTGGCGCTGACGGACAATGAGCCGTTCATGGTTACCGCGCCGTTCAGGATGGCCACGCCGCTGACAGTGATGCCGGACTTGAACGTGGCGATGCCGCTGACAGACAGCGTGGTGTTCAGTGTCACCGGGCCATTCAGCACAGATGCGCCGCTGACGGACAAGGCGTTAAGGACCGCTGCGCCGCTGACGGACAGCGTGCCCCCTATCGTTACGTTGCCGCTGAACACGGACGTACCGTCTGTGCCGTTCGGCATCGTAGCGCCGCGCCATACGTTTGCGCCCTGGTACACGGCGAACGCAAAGTTGCGCTCCGGGATTGGCAGCGAAGCGTTACCGTTGATCGATGCTGCGCCAGACGGCACAAGGGATATGGCCGCGCCGCCAGTGGTGAAGAAGCTGAGCATGAAGCCAGTGGTGACGGAGGCAGCGGGCGGCAGCGTCAGCACCACTGTGGTGGTGGCCGAGCTGGTAGACACGATCAGGTTGGTGTTCCAGGTGGAGCTGAGCGACGTTGCTGTATCCAGTGACCGGACCTGCCCGAGAATGGCGCCCATGTTCGGGAAGGTGGTCTGCACACAGGTCTTGATGAGGCGCAGGTGGTCATCGCCCTGCCCCACCGGGTCTGTACTGGTCGGGTTGGACGGCGTCAGGTCGTTAACAAAACTGCCTACTTCAAGTGACATGACGCCCCCTACATGTATGGTTTGGTGCGGCGCTTGGACGTCCGCGACACGGTTTTTTCGTCGAGGTCGTTCTGCGCCTCGACTACTCGGACACGCTTGCGCGCGGCTTCTTCATAGTCCTTGATGCGGTTTTCCAGCAGGTCCACTTCGGCAGTCAGGCGCACCAGCTCTTCAGCCTCGTTCGTCCACACGCTGGAAGCGGTGGCGGAAGCGGTCATGGAGTTGCGCAGGGAGTACCAGACGACGGCCGTGAACGTCCGCTGGGGCGTTGGCTCGATCATCAGGGAGTCGTGGTGGATGGCCCAGTAGGCCGGCTGCCCGGTGAAGTTCTCGTCGAAGTCCATGTCGATGAGTTCTTCTTGGGTCTTCATGTACATGGTGCCGACGCCCGGGTTCAGCTGCAGGCGGACGCTTTTGATCTCGCTGCGGTCAGGCAGCATGGTCGTGAGGCTGTAGATGGAGGTGGAGGTGAACAGCACAGTGACCGGTGCCGTTTCTAGGAACCAGTAGTCCTTGTCCTGGTACTTCTGGATGGACGTAAAGATGGCAGCATCGATGTCCGTCGCGTAGACGGTGGCGTCAATCTGCAGCTCACGCGCTATGCGCGTCCTCATCGTCCCCAAAGTTGCCATCTACGAATCCCCCACTGCCCCATGCTTCAATAGCCGCCCGTACGCGGTTTCGGTTTTGCTGGGCGCTTGGCACCGGTTTTGGGTGCCGGCTTTCCCGGTTTCTTTGTTTGCTTTGCCATGGCCGTAACCCCTTGACATTGATCATGCGATACTTTACCCCACTGACAGCACTTCGGATAGTGTCTGGTGCCACTCGTCTGCATAGTCGCAGTAGTGGTACGCACCAAAGCACGGCGCCCCCAGCGTGTAGTGTACCAGCGCTGCGCTGTCGAGTTTAGGGTATTCAGTCACCAGCCAGTTCCATTCGGCGGGTAGCTCGCCAATATCCTTGTCCTCCAGCCACTCGAAGCGGTGCAGGTAGGAACCTGGCTTGACGCCCACGACGCTAGGCGTCAGCTTGGCGTTGGCCGGGTGGCCGCAGTTCCACAGGATGACTGAGGACCAGTTCTTGCGAGGGTAGTCGTCGTTTCGGGCACCCAGGTACTTCACCGGGTGTTTGGTCTTGTACTCGTGCTTGACGACCTGAACGGCCTTGTGGATGTCGCGCATATTCCATAGCTTGGCGATGTCGTCGCGGCACAGCATGTCGCCGTCGGCGAAGATGGCCCATCCCGTGTAGTCGCACAGGTGCGGGACCAAGAAGCGGCTGTAGATGAAGTCGTTGCTGCCGTCGCCGTGATAGTCGATGTAGTCGTTGGCCAGGGTCTTTCTGGCCAACGGGATGAACGACACCGGGCGGGACGAGTGTTCCAGCACAGAGTGCTGGAACACGTTGCAGGCAACGACTTCGCGGGGGTCGTACCCTACGAAGATGCGGATCATTCGTATGCTACTCCCCGTGCCTTACCGCAGACCACCACCGAGTGCCCCGGCATCGCTCTGAAGTCGGTCACGTCGAAGTGGCGGCGCAGTGTGTCGAACCAGAAGTACGGCGGCTGGATCAGCAAGTGGGCGTTGCGCCCGTCGCTAAGAATACGCTGCGCCGGCCTGCAGGCGATCTGGAAGTAGAAGGCCTTGTCGCAGAGGCTGTGCATATGCTCGAGCACATCTTGCAGCGCCAGCGGCTCTACATGCTCCAGCACATCGGTGCAGATCAGCAGGTCGGCCGACTGGGGTTCGACGGCGAACTCGGGGATGGAAGGGTCGTAGTTGGCGATCGGTACTTCACAGACCCGACGGGCGTACTTGGACAGCGTGCCCTTGCCGCAGCCATAGTCCAGCGCCGACTGGCACTTCTCGCGGCGCAGGATGTGCAGGACGTCGTCCAGGTGCTTGTATCCACGCTCACCGTAGCCCTGGGTCTGCGTGTGCTGGCGCGCGTTCTCGGCGCGGTACTGGTCACTTATCAGCATTGTTGAACTCCCGGCAAAGTTTATCAATGGCCACTTTGACGTCCGCCAGTGGCTTGCCCCAGTCGTCGGCCTTCTTCTGGCGGTGCAGCTGCACAGAGTTGTACCAAGGCATCGTGTCGCCCATCCCGTAGCGCCAGCTGGAGTGCAGCGGGGTCAGTACGTGCGTCGGCACACCGACAGCGCCAGCGACGTGTACGAGCGTCTGCGCGACCGTCACGACGGCATCACAGGCGGCTACCATGGCCGCGAGGTCGTCGAGGTCTGCACCTCTGGACTCGGGATAGTAGAGGTAGCCCTGCTCGAGCGCCTGCGCCTGCGCGTGGTCACCGTACTGCAACGAGATGGCAGTACCGCGCTTGCAGAAGGACAGGCTATTGGCCGACACCGTGCGCTGCTGAATACGGGTTTCCTTGGTACCGCCCTGCCAGGCTACGCCAATGAACGGCCGTGGGCCCTGCATGGCGAACTGACGGCGCCAGTGCTCCACACGCTCAGGGTCCGGCACAAGGTAGGGAGTGCCGGGGAAGTCAGTGTTCTGGTGGCGGAAGAATGTGCCCAAGCTGCCCAAAGGTACGACAGCGTCGAACGGCGCGCCCCACTTGCGCAGCGCAGCCTCAGTGCCGTACACCTCTACAGTGGGGAACGAGCGCTGCACCAGGTCCATCAGGCGCGGTGCCACTTCGATCGACATCTTGTCGCACCGCTGCAACGCTTCAGCCAGCATGGACATGAACATCACTTCATCGCCCAGGCCCTGCTCGCCATGCACCGCCAAGTGGCCTACACGGCTACCGTCCCACAGGGGGCACTCGAGGTTGCGGCGGGTGCTGATGGACTGGACATTGGGGTCGAAACGGCAGTCGTGGTGCTCCCACGCCTCGTCCCAGCGCTGCGCGGTCAGCAAGGCAAGCGCCTTGTTCCAACGGGCGTTGGGGTTGCCCGGGGCCAGAGCCAGCGACTTCTCGACCAGACCCAGCGCCTTGTCAGGCTCGCCGTGGTCCGAGTAGATCGAGGCGATGTTGTTGTACAGCTCCGCCGTCTCCTGCAGCTTCAGGCCGTCACGCCAGGCCATCTCGGCCTGCGCGTAGTAGTTCTCGTGCCGGTACGCAACCCCCAGCGCCGTGTACGCCTCTGGAGAAGGCTTCATGGCGATCGAATTCTTCAGTAGGTTTATACCGATCCCGTTACACCCCTGGCGCACAGAGATGTCACCCAGCAGGTACAGCACACCGGGGTTATTCGGGTCCCTGTTGAGGATCTGGTTGTAACAGGTGGCGGCTTCTTGCAGGTTTCCAACGCGATGCAGCGCAACCCCTTTCTCAAGGAGCTGCTGGGCGGCATTGTCCATGGTGAGCTACCTTTGATCTAGTTATCGAAGCACTGCTTTGGCGCTTTCTTCTGGCTCGGCTGGACGTTGCCAGTGGGCAGAATGACCTTGTCGTTCTTGGGCTGATAGGACTCCTGGGAGGGCTGGGGCTTCTTCGTTTCGCCGTCGCGTTTGTCGATCATCTCATCACCTCATAAAAAAGGGACTCCGAAGAGTCCCAAGGGAGCTTCACCATTGAACCTTACGATTCATCCATAGTGTACAGTACCACGCCCGCCAAAGAGAAGGACGTCGTGGTAGTGCCGGCCTGGATGGACACCTTGAGCATGGCGTACTGCACCGCGGCATCATCAGACAAGCTGATTTTGGTCGGTGCGAACAAGCTCGCAGTGGTTGGACGGAAGAGCACAGTGCCACCAGTAGCCGACAGCACTTGCGTGCCGAATTCAACCACAGTGGTAGCCGAGCCGTCGCCTACCTTGGCGACGAAGAAGTGCGCGGTCGCCTGGGTGTCGGCCTTGTGGCCTACACGGCAGAGCATGTCCAGCACAGTTGCACCGGTCGGGATCTTGCACCCCAGTACGATGTCACCAGCGGCTGCCGAGGCAGTGCCCGCGTGCGTGAACGTCTTGTTGACTACGCCGACTTCGATCTGCTTGGGCATAACCCCCGGCAGGGCGGCGCTGCAAGTAAATGTAGCCATTTTCGCCTACTCCTATTAGCCGAGGACAGGGGCATAACCCACAAGGGTAATGACACCGTAGTCTGCACCGTTGAATTGGGCTTTCTTCATGCCGAAGATCATCCCAGCCTCTACACCGAGCTTGTTCTTGTAATCGAACAGCTCTTCGGTCCAGCTCACGCTGGAGCCGCCGTCCTGGCCGTAGCCCATGAGCATGGCCTGAGCACCGCAGAGGACCGCACGACGGAAGTCCGCCACGGTGCCGCTGTTGGGGGTGCCGATGCCGGTCATGTCAGGCAGACGAGTTGCTTCGTGGAAAATCACGTTGTTGTACACGCCGATGGCGCCCGTGAAGATCCCCGATTCCTTGCCACCCTGAACCTTGGCCTTTTCGATATCTGCCCACTGGGCAGTAGCGGTCTGGCCACGCAGTTGATACACCGCGTTGGTGTGGATGAACGCGACGTAGTAGTCATCGCCACCCATGCGGATTGGACGGATCATTGGGCTGCGGGTCTTGGCCAGCGCTACGGCACGGTCAAAGTCACGCAGGGTCAATGCGGAAGTGGTGGTAGCAGACAACGAAGCCGCGGTCAGGTTGACATCACTGTTGCCGAAAATCACAGTAGTCGGCGCCAGGGTGGCGTTGTTCCCGGTGTAGCGGGTATCGGTCTGGTTGGTGTTACCGGTCAGCTGGTTGAAGAAGCTGGTGTCCAGACGATCGGCCCACCAGTCAGTAAGGCCCAGACGGGCTTCTTCACGCACACTGAACGGCACACGCTGCTCGGACATCTTGCCGGCAGAGCGTACAGCGTGGCGCAACTGGTTGATGTACAGGTCATCCGAGTAAGTCACGAGACTTTCTTCGGAGCCTTCCAGGGTGTTATCACCTTGGATACCATCACCCACCAGCAACATGCGCAAGCCGCAACGGATGCGGTCGCCCGGACCTTTTTCAAGGTCGTTTTTCATGTAAACGATGGCGTTGGTATCGCTACCTACGAATTTGGAGAACCACGTTTGCTTCAGCGCTTCGTGCAAAAGTTTACGTGACCACACTTTCACTGCTAAGGGATGATTGACCCCGTAAGATGTGTCTGCCATAGCGGCGTTCCTCAGTTAGAAATTCAGTTTTTGACCGAATATCGCTTCGGGGTCGCCAGGCTTAACGCTGCGTGGGGCGAGGCACAGTGGAACTGTGAGGGCTACATAATTGCATAGCCCTCAACAGGTTGCAACAGTCTTCAGTATTTCGGCTTCTGGATGCCCCTGCGCGCCATGCCGTTGAAGAACTCGTCAAACTCCTTGTCGGACATCTGGCTGATGTCAGATGCAGTGACGGCGCCCTTCTCATCCGGTGCCCGTGGCGTGCCGCTGGCGTTGGATAGGCTGGTGGGCGGCGCCTTGCGTTGCTGTCCGGCACCGGGGGCCTGACTGCCGTTGTATCCGTGTACTTTGGCCAGGTTGTAGAGCATTTCAGCCGGGTTCTTACCCTGCTGCTTGGCGATCTGCGCAATGCCGGTGTAGTCCTTGGCCAGCTGCTGGTTGGCCATGACGTCGTCCATGCCCAGCGCCTTGTACTCGGCCACCTTGCGCGCGGTGAAGTGCGTGTGCGCGGCGTCGTAGTCCGGGGTGACGGCCTTGAACTGCGCTTCCTGCGCGGTAACTTCCTGCACCAGCTGCTGGAACTGCTGTTGCTGCGTGACCTGCTGGTAGTTGCCCTGCAGGTACTGCTGCATCTGCTGCTGCGAGCGCACCAGCTCGTTTTGCAGGTGGTTGAACGCCGCCACCGGGTCGTCTTCGAAACTCGGCGGTGCCTCCGGAGCCGGTTGTTGCTGTTGGATCTGCTGCTGTTGCTGCGCTTCAAGGATACGGGTCAGCCGCTCGTTCAGTACGCGTTGCTGCTCCTGCTGCGCCTGCAGCTGGGTTTGCAGCTCTTGGCGCTTGGTGCGCTCTTCGTGCAGTGCTGCCAACGGCACACGCTGCTTGCGGCCACCTTCCGGGGGCTCTTCGCCGCCCTGGTCGTCATCGGCGTTGTTCTCGTAGTCACCGCCGTCTTGCAGCTCGCTGCCAGTGTCCAGCAGCTCTTCGCCGCCGTCACCTTCGCCTTCGTTGATCAGAGGTTGGTCGGAGAGCAGTTCTGCGATATCCACCATTTCTAGTTACCTTCGGTTTGCTGTGGTTTTTGGGCGGCTTGTAGTTGCATTCTTTCCGTCTCGAGCCCCATCTGCATCATCATTTTCTGGCGCTCCAGCTCCATCTGCGCGGTGAACTTCTGTTGCTCAAGCTCCATCTGCGCGGTGAACTTCTGTTGCTCCAACGCCAGCTCCTGCTGGAACTTCTGTTGGGCCATCTGGATATCAGCCTGCATCTCCACCTGCTTCATCTGCAGCGCTTGCTGCGACTCGGCCTGGTCGTTCTGCAGCTTGGCCATCGACTCTTCTTTCTTCGACTTGAGCTGCTCGTTCTGCTTCTGCAGCGCCTGGACCTGCTCCTGCAGCTGTTGCAGCTGCGCCTGTGTTTCTGGCGACGGCTGCTTGTTCTGCTCGGCAAACTTCTTCCAGTCATCGATCAGCGCCTGCGGGAACGGGGCATACTCGAGGATCTCTGGTGGGATCGGCAGGCCCATGCTGGCGGCTACCGGCAGGATCTGCGTCAAGGCCATCCAGGTGCGGTTTTTCTGGTCAGGACTGGTCGGCGCTTCGTCGACGACGATGTCGTACTGGATCGCCCCGGCTTCCTTGGTCAACGGCACATACTGGGCATTGGTCTTGCCGACGATCCGGATCAGTCGGCCGTCGCTGATGAACTCGTTGATGAACTGGAGGAGTACACGACCTTGTTGCTTACGATACAGCCGCATCGCGTTAAAGAACTCTGAGAGGGTGGAGATTGCGGCTTGTTTCCGCTGGTGCTCCAGTACCCCCGGTTGCTCCCTGTCGGCCATCCCCAAGAATTCCAGGTTAACGCCGGCAACCGCTGGCAGACTGGACACGGTAAAATCCAACAGTTGGTTGAGTCCAGCCGGCACACCTGCTGCATTTCGCTCCCTCACCTTGTTCAGGCCGTCTCGCTTGAGCCAAACGATCGAGCGTGGGTTGTTCCAGTCTTCCGTCGCGTTTTCCTTGTTGACGAAAGCGTCCATCTCGGCCAACAGACCACCCTTGGCCTGGCTGGCGACCACGTCGGCCATCGAGCTGAAGAACTTGTTGACCCAGCGCTGTGGGTCCAGCAGGTCGCGGATAAAGCCGTACCAGACGCCCTCGTTACGGTCACGGATGCCGGTAATGGCCTGGAACGTGAACCCCTCGCACGGCAGCGGGCCTTCTTCCAGCTCCACACCGCCGCAGAAGATCACCTGACGGTACTGGCGGTGCTTGACCTTGCGCCCTACCAGATCCATGCCCTGACCGCGCATGAGCTTCTGCATCTTGGTGAACTCGTCGGCGGTGACTTCCTCTTCTTCACCACTGACCGGGTTCGTCACCTGCATGAAGCGCTTCGTCTCCACGTACTGGAACTGCACCACCGGCACACCGTTCTTGCGACGGGCAGCGCTAAGGTTGTCGGAGTCGTAGTTACGGGCCGCTGTGGCGTCGTGCGGGCTGTTGGAGAACTCTTCCAGCACTTCGGTGTCGGTTGCCAGAACGCCTTCGATCTGCTTGGCCTTGGCTTCGCCCCATATGTCGCGAATGGTCGAGAACGGCAGGTACTTTTCACGGGCGCACCAGCGGCGATCGGCCAGACCGCGCTTGCGAGAAGCGGCGTCCCAGCGCATGTGCAGCGGGTCAACCCGTTCTATGACGATATTGCCTTCGGCCGTCTCTTCGGTGGTGAACAGGGTTTCTGTCCAGCCCAAGCCGCAAATCAGCATGTCCTTGAAAGCGTCGGACTCTTCGTCGTCGGCGTCGCAGCCCTCGCGGACGTACCGGACCGCAGCATTCAGCACATCGGTGGCGCCGCTGTCGCTGGTTTCTCGGGCAAACAGCATGACCTGGTTGCGGGTCGACGACTCCAGGCCGCAAATGCCGCGTATGAAGCTCGCAACGCGGTTGAACGTGAACACTGGCCGGCTGTCCGCTTCCAGCTGCTCGCGGGTCGACTCGTCCCACTGGTTGCCCGCCACACAGGCAAAAGCGTCCATGGCCTGGCTGCGCCAGTCGCCCGTGGTGCTCTTGAACTCGGTCAGCTTGCTCCTGGCCCATAGCACAATGGCTGTCGACTCGTCGTCGCCCTCTGCCTTGTCGATGTCGTCCACCATTGTCTTCTCCGCTTAGCTGGCCATGAACCCGCCCGTACTGCGGCGTTTTCGGGTGTATTTTTGGGCTTCCCACTCGTCCGTGGTCACGATGGAGCCGGCGAACGTCAGGTTGAAAGCGTCCGCCCGGTCTGGCGACGGTACACCGCGATCGAGCATGTCCCGCTTGCTTTCGACGACGATCTTACCACTGGATGTCATCGAGTAGTGAACATCGGTCAATTCCCCAACCAGGTACTGGTCGTTCGCGATGTTGCAGTCACGCTTCTCGAACCACTCCCGGGCTTTCCACCACAGCCAGTCGCGCATGCGGGCCACATGCCCGTTGTCGGACTTCGGGGCGGCCTCGCCAGCATTGACGCCCACCACTGGGAGTCCAAGCTCCAGGAGTCGATCCACCACACCGGCCCCAAGCCCGCAGACGTCCACTATGATCTCGTAGGGCCGCTGGTCGCGCGGCGTGTCCTCATACTCGCGGAACACCTTGCCGACGGTTTCCATCAGCGAAATGTTACCCCAGGTCTTTATCGGTTCGAGCAGCGTGTTGCCTTTGCGTTTAGCAAGCGCGGTAAGACACTCGCCGTAACGTGCAGGATCGAGTCCCCAAATCGTCTTGACAGGTGTCGGTTCCACCTCACGGTCAATCGCCGGTTCAACAAGGGAAAGCGGGATGAGAACATCGGCGGCTTCGAGCGGGAATTCGCCCAGCACACGCACACGGTAGACGTTCGATTCCTCGCCATATTGGGCCTTCATTTTCGTCACGTAGGCCGGTGCCACCCGGCTGGATTCAAGGCAGGACACTGTCATGCAGTGGTGCTGCGCCCGGTTACGGTGGTGCGAGTCGTAAAAATAACCCTGTACCCGCGTCGGGTTACCGCACAAAACCGACTTCGCGCCTGGGGTCGATAGGGCGCCTTCAAGCGGTTGGAATATCTCATCTGGCACACCAGATGCCTCGTCCACCACGAAGAGCAGGTTTTCCGCGTGGAACCCCTGCAAGGCGTCGGGGTTTTCCTTGCGAGCCGTACGGGCCACCGCGTAACACTCTTCCGGGGCGAGCTTGAGGTACATTCGGTCACTTGTCACCTCGAACAGTTCAGACAGTTGGGGTCCCATTTTACGGCGCCAGACGGCCAGTTCCGCCCACAAGATGTCTTCGAGTTGGTGGGACGTTGGCGCGGTGCAAGGGACTTTGCAGGGGAAGTGCGTCGAGGTGTACCAGAGGATCAGCCAGCTCAGCCAGGCGGATTTACCCACGCCGTGCCCGGACCTGACCGATATATGGTTCATGTGGGGGATGAACTGTTCGTTGGCGAGGCTGCGCAGCCCTTTCAGCTGCCACGGCTCGATGACTTCGACCTTCAGGACGTCCCGGACGTAGGTTTCAGGGTGTCGGCGCCACTTGGTGATGGTTTCGGCTGCCCGTTGCTGCAGGCGGCTGTTGTCGCCCTGGTAGAGAATCGAATCAGTCATTGATCAGCTCCGCGTCTTCCGTGTTGAGGTCGTCCAGGAGCTTTTCCAGGCTGTCTTCAGTGGTTTCGGGCTGGTGCTCGATCGCCGCGGCTTCTGGTGGGGTCTGTTCGATGGCCGACATGTGACTGGACACGGCAGCGAGCACATCGAGGATACTTCCGGCATCCGCGCCTTTCTTTTCCTCTTCCGTGAGAGCTTTTGTCTGCCCCCAGGCCCTGTTCATGATCTCCTTGGACGCGCGCATGATGACGTTTTCGTCGGTGCTGGTGCGCATCAGGTGAACTTGGGTCAAAAGGGCTTCTTTTGCGTATTCGTTGGCCAGACGACGGCCCGTTTCCTGGTCTTCGCGGCGCGCCTCGATGTGCGGGCTGCTTTGCTGGGGCTTGGACACAGCTTGGCCGGCATTGAGCCGGCCAATAAGTTTCAATTCGAACATAGGGCCTTTTTCCGGCCCTTTTGGTGCCTCGTCAGCCATCTTGCGCCCCCATGGCTGCAAGCCTCAACGTATTGAAAATGCTTATAAATTCTTCAAACGGTAACGCAATCCAGAATTCTTCCCGTTTGCGCTTCCATACCACTGCCGGCACCTGCCCCGTGCCCTCTACGGCTTCCGTGACCTGTTTCTGCCACGCTGGCATCGATACCGTCTCCCTGGCCTTCACCTCGAGCAGGAACGGCCCCCAGTCTACATCACCGCCCCCTTCCCTTGCCTGCCCCAATTTGCGCTTGGTTTCTTCCCCCGTCAACCGCGCTATCACAGCGCAAACCTCACGCTCTACCCGCTCCCCCTTGCGCTTGGCATACAGCCCCCCGGCCTTGCCCTGCGGCTTGTCGGCAGCTTCCGGCGCCAGCACCGCGTCGATCTCCTTCATGGCCTGCTGTCGTTTCATGAGTGCGGCCTTCTCATTGTGCGCCGCTGACCGGCAGATGTTGCAGCAGTACCGGGCGCCACGGCGAGACATGAACTCCTTGCTGCAATGTCCGCAAACGTTCCGGCACGCCATCCTGTCATTCCCCGCTCGAAAGCATGGCGTCCATCATCTGCATCTTGCCCATGTCGAGCATGGCGATGATTTGCAGGTCTTCAGCCTTCGGGCCGATGCCGAACGTGGCCAGACCGCCTTGCTCGTCGTACAGCACCAGGGCGCCGATAACGATGGGTGGGATGTCCCCGGACTCCAGGCGCGCCACGATGTTTTTCAAGGTGGCCAGCCCGTCGCGCCATTCTTCGCGTTTGAATTCGACGACGTTCATTGACGGTCCAGCCGGCCGTTAAGGCGGTCGATGGTGGCTTTCACGTAGTCGGTTGCAGCCTCTGGCACCGGACGCTTTGGCATACCTGCTAGTGAGTCGTACAGGTCGGGACTCGTCGGCATACCGATAGCCTTGAGCATGTCGTCGTCCTGCAGCCCCGCGACCACTACTGGCTTTTCCGCTTCCAGCTCGTTCCAGCCGGCCCACTCGCGGAACTCGGAAACCACCTTGGCGTCCTGCGAAGACGGGTCGGCGTGGTCGTAGAAGCACAGGTACGGCCCGTTGCGCTCGGCGGACTCGGCGCGCACCTGGAGGATGTCGCAGTTGGTCAAAACTACCTGGAAGATCTTCATTCCTGTACCTCGTCGGGGTGAACCCAAGGCGTAGTTGATTTGTAAACGGCTATCGTTTCCCACTTGCCTTTGCCGACCCGGCCTACAACGCAGTGATCAAGGTCAATCATCTGGAAATGGGTTACGCCCGTTCCCACGGCTTCTGTCAGCGTTCTGGCCAGCCACAGTGCCTGCTCCTGGTCCATCACTTGATTTTCGCTCCCACAGCAATAGCCGCATGACCGGTGGCGCCGTTGAACAACGCAGCCTCGGAGGCGCGACGACGGGTCAGGCCCTTCATGACCTTGCCATCGTTCTTGTTCCAGCGGGGGAATTCCTTGCAAGCGCCGTCAAAGTCGCCCTGGTTGATCTTGTAGCGCATGGTGGACTTGAAGAACGCATTCGCTCCTACGTTCATCACGAACAGCACCAGGGCGTCGAACTGGCCCTGGGTGAGCTTGACCTTGACCAGGCTCAGCACATCACGCTCAGAGGAACCGATGTCGACCTTCAGGACGGCGTCCGCCTTCTCCTGGGTCCATACCAGCCCTCTTACGACTTCGGTACCGGTGTGCCCCCAGCCGATCGTCCACGGCTTGCCGTCCTTGCTGCCCGGATCCGGGTACGCCGTCAGCACGCATGACTCGTAGTGGTGCGCGACCTCGAGCCCGTCGGCGGAAATGCTCATCTTGTTCATTCGTCCTCCGGAGGCTTGTCGTGCCACCAGCACACACCAATGGCCACGATGGTGATGACAGTCACAACCGCCATGACAGCGCAGACCGCCATCACCAGTGTCGTGATGGCTGCGATCACGTCAGGGTCCACAGGCCGGCGAGTACGACTGCGCCGACGGCGAGCAGGACCATTTTCTGCTGGGTCGTGGCGTTGGTCCAAATACCAGTGAGTTTTGCGAGAAGGGCTGTCATTTGCGGACACCTCGGGAAAGACGGGCAGCGCGTTTGGCTGCGTTACGCCCGACATTGTAGGGCTTGACAGTCGCTTCGGGAATAGGTAGGCCCGAAAGTGGTGGGTTGCCGGCCGGGTACACTTCGCGCTTGTAACCGTAATGCAGGTAGCGCGGGGCGAAGATCGCATGGGCACGCTCGGCAGCCTCTTCGGCTGTGTACGGAAAACCCTGGGCGTCGTATTTATTCAGGTTCATAACTCTACCGCCCTTTGCATGTTGACGATTTGCTCACGGGCTGAACTTACTTTCGATACCAGCTCCATCAGAGTCTGTGCCAGCGGGCAGGCAGTATCTGGCACCGCAACGTTCATCGACACGGCCCCGTGTTCGGACAGGTTGTAGTTCATGACTGGCTGCAGCTTGCACTCTAGGGCCTCTGTTTCCTTCTGGAGAGACTGCAGCGCTGCCTCCAGCTCTTGCAGCCAACGGCCCACGGCTGGGGTTGCCCTCGGCTCGCTGCTGCCCAAACTGCCCAATGTGTTCGCCATCGTCATCGTCATCGTGCTGCCCTCTCGCTGGTGGGTCCCGCACGGGCGGGCACTTGTCGGCGGCGCTGGTTGATTCGGGTAACGTCCTTGTCAGTCCGTACCGGGTTTGGAGTTCCCGTACGGCGTCCTGACCAGCTGCCCCCGAAGACTGCTGGCTTGGGTATAGAGTATGGCGTTGGGCGCGAGGCGTCAAGCTTTTGTTTAAACGTTTGTGGAATATGGACTGGGCGTGTTAGGCCTAAACGCTCGGCGGTGGGGGCGCGGATTTTCGGAAATTGGGGAGGGGTAAACGTTTAGAGAACTAAACACTTAGGATTCAGTAACTTAGCACACGAAATTTCACTACCTGGTAAAGCTACAGCACCAAGAAAAAAGGACGCATACCCCCACCCGGCGGTCCCTTTTCCTGGCCAGGCGCTCTCAGCCCCAAGCTCCAAACCCCCAAGACCCGCGAGCTAGAGCCTTCGCGCCCTGGCCTCCGACCTCATCTGCCCAGCCCTACGCCCATCGAGCCAGGCTCGCTAGCCCAAGATCATAGCGCTGTCAATACGGAGTTAGATGAACGGTAACATGGGCTTAGCTTGGCGTGCGCTAATGTCAATACAGGTATGACAGTTAATACAACATAGATCCGGGCATGCTGGGTTTAGGGCGCTTATCTTAGCGCTAAGCACGGTGATATAGCGCCAGGCCTTGTGGTACGCGGGCTGCAGCCTAATAGCGGCTTAGCGCTAATCGCTCGCCCATACGGATCGAGCACCGCCCAGACAGTTACCATACAGATAGCACATGGCTCTAGTCCGGGCCTTCCAGCTTACCAGACAGGTACTACAGTTAAAACCCGGTACTCCTTATAGACTACGGCGGCTATATGTACTCTCTGTGTATTTTTATTCTCTACTCTCTCTATTAATTATATGTATAACTGTATTGTGCTAAGGATTCAGCCCTACACCCTGTGTGCCAGAGCGCTCAATACTTGACGAGGCCATGTGTATTGGAAGAGAATAAAAACGCTCGATCTGTCATACTACGCATGTGCCATTCGTCGGAGAACCTACCATGAACAACGCAGAACTACTAAAAGCAGTGCTGTCATCCATGACGATGCAGCAGAAGAACGCATTTAAGAACCACCTGGCCAACGAGGGTAGGATCAGCAAGCAAAGGCTGGCCATGCTAAGCACAGAGGAACTGGCGCATTGGGTGCGTGACAGAGGGGCAAGGATCGCAAGGCAGAAAGCCCAGCAGCACAACCTGGGGCGCGGAGAGTCGCCAATGCAGGCCTACCACAGAGTGTACGAGGCGCGGCTGGTAGCACAGTTGGCGTACCTGAAAGAGCTACTGACGAACGGCTAAACAAATAATTTGACAGCCTCCGGCCAGCGACTATAGTTCAATTACAGCAAGACATACCCAACCAACAAAGAGAGCACAGCCATGAAAACCACCATCAAAGCGCTCGACGACTTCGACAGCCTGAAGGCCGGACACACCTACGATGTGTGCCAGTCGTCGAAGGCGCGGCTCGTATCGTTCGAGGACCAGGTCACGCACCAGGTCATCAGCCTGTACAAGTACCAGATCACAGACGGTACGCTCCGCGGGAAGCTGGTCTACATCGACGACACCCAATCGAAGGCGATGTCGTGCAGCGCGGTATCTGCACTGTGCAAGAAGCTGCCGTCAGGCATTATCTACTAGCCCTTGGGCACACCAGACAACTGACAAACGGTCCTGGCAAATGTGCCGGGGCCGACTAAGCTTCAGATAACACCAACTAACAGAGAGAACATCACCGTGGCTACCAATCGCATCAGCATCAAAGATCTCGAACGTCTGACCCTCATCATCAACGAGGCAACCGGCAGTCCAGTCGTGCCCTACGCCGACGGCAAGGCCCAGATAGGCAACTACCACATCAGCCAGGCCTACGGCGGTGTGTGCCTGCACAGGATGCACAGCGAAGGCGGTGCGATAACCACGCCCCTGTGCAGCTACCACGAGCCTAAGCGCGATCTGTACAACCGCATGGTCGCGTTTATCGCCGGCATCGAGCTGAAGTGATGGTCCGCACACCTGTCATCCTGAACGGATATGTGCAGTGGGTCTATCCCTGGCGTATCCGTGAAGGCGAGCTGTACTACATGCTGGGCGAGTTTGGTTGCTTCAGCCCGGTCGAATTCGAGGCGATCTTATGACTACTTTCAACGACCTGCTACGACTGGCCCGCAACAGCGGCCAGCTGATGGCAGAAGACAAGGAAACAGGCGTCAAGGTCCTGGTGAAGCGTGGCCCGTTGGGCTTCCGTGTTGAGTGCTACGTGCGCGGCGAGCGCAAGAATGAACGCACGGCCCGCGCTGTGCAGGATGGTGTGTGATGACGACCAAAAGCGACCCACGCTGCTCCTGGGCCCTGCGTATGAACTGCGGCTGTGGCATGTGCGTAAGGGGACGCGCAGAGTACGCCGCCAAGATCCGCATCAAGGGCCCGCTCTACTGTGGTCTGTGGCTGTGCTACAAACCCATGGAATGCGGTGCTGGTGGCCTGATGTCCTCGGGCATGAGCCCCGAGAACGCCTACAACAACTGGATGACTTTTTGGGGTATCGACCATGACAGCAAATGAGTTCGACCTTCTGGCACAGGCTGCAATGATCTGTGCCGGGTACGTGTTCCTTCGCGAGCTGGCGACGGCCTGGTGGCGCAAATGATTGAGTCCATCCTGATTGGCGCCCTGGTGGGTGTAGGCTACATCGTGGTGGCCATACTAATGGAGATCTACCCATGAGCAACGAAGCATTCGGCCTTCTAGTGGCCATCGCGCTTGCCCCGTTTGTTGTAATTACATACATTTTCTATTCCATTTGGTTCTAGGAGGCGTCATGGGCACAGTGACCAGCTTTAACAAGCGCAGAGGCAAGGTCATCGACGAAACGCTGACGGCTATCACCGCGTGCGAGCGCATCATGACCGTTACCGGCTGGCTCAACGACTACCTGCAGAGCCCGCACAAGCAACACGACATCACCGCACAGCAGCTGTCCGAGATGACAGACGCTGAGTTCCTGGCCTGGTGCCGTGGGCACCGACTGGTCTGAATCGAGGGTATGATCATGAGCAACCGTGACCTTTTTGAAATCGCCTACCTCAAGGAAATCGGCGATGAAGCGCTGCACTGGTACGTCAAGGAGCACCGCAAGGATGACGACCTGTACCTGTTCGAGAACCAGGCCCTGACCGGCTGCATGAACAGCGCCTGGTGGGGCTGGCGTGCTGGCCAGGCGACGATGAGTGTAACCACCGAGGGCGAACCCCATGTCCTGCACTAAGGCTAAGCTGGAATGGTCCTGTACACCGATTGACTCTGGCTACGCATACGTCGTCAGCTGCTTCAGTGGCCGCAGTACCGTAGCGTCCGTCAACACCCTGCACCGCCCCAGTGGCATGACCAACCGTGCAGCCGTAGAAGCGTTCATCGTAAGCTGCTCTATGCAGTACCGCACGGCCGAGCGCACCAGCTCACAGCGCAAGAGGAAAGCGACATGGACAGCTTGACAGATAAACCCACCTGGCACTGTGAGCCAGAACCCGACGGCGAAGTGGCCGTCGTCATCGCCCTGGGTGACGATGTCGCCCGGGTGAGCACCAAAGGCCGGCCATCGTTCCAGACCGTGGCCGATTCCGTGTACACGATCGTCGAATGTTATCGCGATTACTTCTATGCAATCCCCGAAGGAGAACTAACGTGAACCTGTGGCGGCGCATGTTCCCCCGGTGGCGAAGGGTTTACGAGCAGCCCGTAGTACTGACGTGCGGCGGCCTGTTTCAGGACGACTGGCAGGAGCTGGGGATGCAGGTAGTAGAAAAGCAGGACCGCACAGGCCGCGTCAGAGCGTTCTTGCTACGGCTAGACGGCAGGCGCACGAAAGTAGATGTTGCATTTACGGGGTACAAAGAATGAACACCGAGAAACTGAGGTTCGTGAAAGGCGGTACGGTAGCCCGCGTTACCGCTGATGACCCACCGTCATTCGAGGCGCAGATTGACGTCATCGGCGAAGAGGTCTGGCTGGCCAGGATCTGCGTCTACGGCTACAACCCCGAGAACGCCGAGGGGCTGCGTGACCGCGTACTGTGGGGCCTGGAGCAGCCCACTGTGCCAGCACAATGGCAGTACAAGTCGAAGCTCGACTGGGGTCCGGAGGGAGATCCGGATAATGTATGGATCGACCTTGACAACGGCGGGGAGGCGGCTAGGCTGAAAGGTGAGGGGTACGAGATCCGCGCCCTGTACGCCAAAGTCCCACTGCCCGAGGCGCAGCCATGAGAATCAACCGTTACCGCTGGACGCCGCAAGGCATGGTGTATGACCCGACTGGCGAGTGGATGGGTGCTGCGGCGCATGAAGCCGTCGTTGCGTTCCACGAAACCGAACGCTCGCAGATGATTACCACGAACAGCACGCAAAAGCAGTCGCTGGAGCAGGAGCTGGCAGCCAAGGAGCAGGCGTTAACCGAGGCACTTAGCCAAATTGAGGTGAAACCATGAAAACTACACGCTACTGGCTGACCATTGTATCGTTCGCGCTCGCCATCCTGGCCACCTGGGCCTACTATGCCGACCAGGCCAGCGCTGCCGCGCCTGAGCCCGGTGCCACCATCACCAAGACCGTCGGTACTTCGACGGTGCGAACCACCATCCTGGACAACAGCAAGTACCCTGAGATCGTCGTCAAGCTGGAATGTACCGGTGATACCGTGGACGGTGTGGTCACGCCTTGCCGCGCTGAACTGCTGGCGCAGTGCCCGGACGGCGGCGATGTCGTGGCGATTGCCGAAACCCCGGAAGGCGTAACCCCGCTGGGCATCATGCTCGTGGTGCGGTGCATTCATGAGCCGTCAATATAGGCTGATCCAGGCACTGCTTGCCCTGTGGATTGTGCTGGTTGTGTTACATGAGCTGGCGAGGCCAGCAAGGAAGAACAGCCGTGGATGAGCACCTGCCAGCACAGCTGTGGCGTTACGTGGTGGGGTCCATTGTGTCCCCACTGCGCATCACCCCCCGCTCGACGCTCAAGGCGATCATGCGGGGGCACTTATCGCAGGACTCCATCGACATCATGATATCGGTGGCTGAAACAGCAAAAGCGATCAACCGAATCACCGACAAGAACGAACATACGGGAGCGTGAACCATGTCCTACATATCTGTGCCGCCCCAAGTGGTGGCGTACACGAAGAACTACTCGGACGACAGCGGGATCAAGTATGTGATCCGCTATGATGCGCACAGTGACGACTTGAGCGACCATACCATAACGCTCATGGCATACGAGCGCGCGGTGTACTTTCACGCTGAGGGCCTTGGCTGGTTCATCGAACATCTGGATCAGCTGAAGCGCCAACTCGAGGCCAAATAAAATGAACGATAGAGTGCTGGAAGCGGATGACGATACGCTCGTCTCCCCCGACGACTGGGCCAGCTTGGAGCCCAAGGCCGCGCCACTGAGCGCGAGCGAAGAGCTGCAGCGCCAGGTCGACGAGTTCCTGGCCAACGGTGGCCGGATCAAGGAGTTCGAGCCGGGCGAATCAGCCATTCCTACCCATCAGCCGCTGTGGTCGTTCCCGGTGGGCAAGGCAGCGGCGCCGGATCCGGCGCTGCGCAAGAAGCATGACGACCTGCGCCTGTCGCAAGTCAAGAAGCGGATTGCTGGCGATGCCAAGCTGGTCGAGAAGATCGGCCCCCTGCTGGACACCGCGCAGACGCTCAAGGAGCTGTACACCGCGCTTGGGTGCAGCAGTGAAAAGCTCTGGCGTGTGCTGCGCGACCACTTCCCGACGGACAAACGCGCTGATCGTTTCCGCAAGCGTACCCGGGAAGAAGGTGTAGCGCAGCGGGAAGCCGAGCTGGTCGAGAAGATCAAGGAAGCACAGGAAGCAGGCGTACGTGGTATTTGTAATATAGCCAAGCACTGTAATGCCAATTTCGACAATGTCACGGCGGTGAACAACAAGTACAATCTCGGGCTCGTCCTGAGTAAAGGTGATAACCGCGTGCGCCGGGCGATGCCGATCAAACCAGCGAAACGTGTCTATCAAGGCAACGCCAAGTGCGAGAACACCGGCTGCGGTGCCAGAATCGTCGTGCAGGCGCACTACTGCCCGCACTGCGGCACCATCACTGCCCGGGGCAAAGAGAAGGAAGCCGAAGAATGAACTTTCTGATTATCTTCCGTGACTGGTACAACGGCACCGAGCCGGACAAACTCATTACTGTCTTTTGCACCGGTAGCGAGGAAGCCGCCATGGCGCAGGCCACTGATATGGCTGAAAAAGTAGTGCGTCATCATATGGGCTATGGATGGGAAGTAAAGGGCGTAGTGTTAATGGAGACAATGGCATGAAAAGCTTTGCTGATTGGACTGATGAAATCCGGGCGCTGATGAACCCACCGGCACCGATGGTCGATACCTGCAACCTGGCGGACTACGAGGAAGGCTTCTACGTACCCGCTCTGGTAGGCCTGTTCGACGGTGTTACCTACGACGCTGCGGAACAGCGCTATACGCGGATCGGCGATAAGGTAACGCTGCACGGCACGGTGAAATTACCGGAATACACACGCCCAGCCATGAGCGCCGATGACCTGCGCTTCTACAGCGGCGGATCGTGGAACAAGGAGGCCGCGACTGTCTACCAGCTGCGCAAGAACGAACTGTACAGCCGCATGTCGCAGCTGGTCGCCAGCAAGCCTGTGCCGGTGCTGGACGAATGTATGAAGGATCTGATGTTAGTAGGCGCAGGCGCTTTCAGAGTGGTCCACGACGAAGTGCAGGAAGAAATCAAGATCGAATACCTGGACCCTGAACGGCTTTGGAAACTATGAAACCCACACAACAAACACGATGGTTCTTTATCCAGGCCCGCACCGAAGGCGCCAGCTGTGCTGCGTGCCTTCGGGCGAAAGCCTTCGGCCTGGCTCGGTGCCATGCTGACCGGGCGCGGGAATTCTGGCACATGGTTCAATGGGAGCGCGAGTGATGTCGGACCCCCGCGCCTACATCCTGAAGGGCTGGCTGCCGATTCCTCTGGTAGCCGCCACCAAGCCGCCACGGCCTACCGTGCGGTGGAAACAGTTGGTAGACCTGCGCGCGCCGTTCACCGAGGCGTTCGTGCAGCCATGGGTGATGGACCCGAACCTGGATACCGCGCTGCTGCTTGAGCCGTCCCAACTGCTGGTCATCGACTGTGATAGCCCGGACGCTGTTAAGGAAGCCATGGGCCTGACACAGGAGCCCTGCAAGAACATCGTATTGACCAACAAGGGCGCGCACTTCTACTACCGCAAGTCCGACAGCTGCCCAGCGGGCCGCCGGATACAGTGTGGATACAGCGGCAAGATCGACATCCTGTCGGCCGGCATTACAGTGGCGCCACCATCCCGGCACCCGAATGGATACCGCTACAAGTGGCTGTGCCAGGGCGAGCTGCAAGAGGCTCCAGCGTGGGCATCGCAGTTGCTGGCAGAAGTGCGTCAGCGCAGCATCGAAAGCGCTGGTGTGACGCCGGAGGAGGCGCTGGCCGCATTCCCGAATACGCCAGAGGATCTGTTCGCACTACAGGTCGCGCTGAAGGCTGTGAACCCGCTGCTTTATGCCATTTTGGCAGGCACTGCGCCGCCCGGTGACCGGTCCCGTTCTATCTGGCTGCTGATGAATACGCTGATCCGGCTGCGCTTGAGAAAGTCCAGGACCATTCCCGAAAAACTGGATGACAAGAGCATAGCCAAGATCGTATGGTACGGAACCCTGGGGGAGAAGCCTCGAGAACGAGGTTGGCGCTGGCTGTGTGATGAGATCGCCAGAGCACGACTAGAAATAACTCCCAGCTAATGGTTTGACGTGGGTGACAGCATGAAAATCGACCACGAATCGCGGGAAATTCTGAAGTACATTTCAGAAGATTTTGTGATGTTGGCAACCGCTGGCAAGGTAGTTGCTTACCATATTGAAAGCGGTGATGAGCTGGGCAAGGAAGGATTCAAACAGTACTGTGCCAAGCACTACGGCGATGTGCTGCTGATGATACCAGGCAAGAACGACGGGGATCCGGATACCGAGAAGCGTATGCCGGCCGGTGACATATGGTGGGAGTGGAACGAGCCGGAACGCCGGGTAGTCCGTCGCATCGTCATGGAGCCCACCAGCAAGCCGGAGAATGACGACAACCCCGAGGTGTTCAACCGCTGGCACATCGTCAAGCACACGATGGCGGAGCGCGATCCGAGCGCCACGGCGGCGGACATCGTCATCCTGGCCAACCACCTGATGTACCTGTCAGGTGGTGACGTCGTCGGCGTGACCTACTTCCTGTGCTGGCTGGCGCAGCTGTACCAGAAGCCGGAGATCAAGATCCCGACGGCCATCCTGCTGTACTCGAAGAACGGCCGCGTGGGCAAGAACCTGCTGCAGCGCCTGATATCGAAGGTGTTCGGCAAGCCGCTCGTGGCCAGCTGCACCGGCAAGGTGCTGCAGAGCAACTTCATGGACGCGATAGAGCACAAACGCATCATCTTCATCAACGAGCTGGCCAGGTCCGAGAAGGCTGACGGCTACGAGAACTTCAAGAGCCAGGTATCGGAAGAGGATACCCAGTTCGAAGGCAAGGGTCGCGCATCCCGCGAGATCCGCAACATCGCGCACTACATCATCACGACCAACCACGGCGACGCACTGCCGCTGATGGAACGTGACGGGCGCATCGCCGTACTGCGCTGCCTGGCTGAGCGTCAGGACGACCAGTACTACAAGACGCTGGTCGACTGGATCGATGGCCCGGGCGCCGGAGCGCTGGCACAGATCCTGGCCACCTGGAAGTTCCCGGCTGACTGGGACCCTTACGCGCCGGTACCGCAGACCGCAGCGGCCAAGGCCATGCAGGCCGAGTCTCGCGGTGCGATGGTGTGCCTGCTGGACGAACTGATCGAAGAGGGCTGCGCGCCATTCGACAAGGACATTGGCCGCATCAACGACCTGATCCCGCAACTGGACACGGCATACGGGGCTATCCTGCGCGGGCTGAAGCTGAACAACCGCACGCTGCCGGCTGCGCTCGAGCGCCTGGGACACGGGCAGCTGGCCATGATCAACTACATCACGCCAGAAGGCACGTGGAAGTCGGCCAGGATATGGTGCTGGCGCAATATCGAAAAATGGAAACTGACACCAGGACAGGATATAGCGGTCGCGCTGGGCCTTGCCAAATAACTAGAGAACTTCACCATGCGAACCCTTTGGCTTGACTATGAGACTTACTACGACGACGACTACAGCTTGACCAAGATGATACGAACCGAGTACCTGAACGACCCTCGGTTCAAGTCTCACGGCTGCAGCTTCGCGGTAGAGGGCGGCGACTTCTTCTGGGTGACGGGGGCGGACCTGCCGGCGTTCTTCAAGGACGTCGGGCCGCACATTGACGCCATGTGCTGCTTCAACGGTTTATTCGACCACGGAATAACTTCGCTGTTCTATATGCCAGAGCGTAAGTATCTGCTGGACGCAATGTCGATGGCGCAGGTGGCGCTGGCTCGTCGGTTTCCGGGACAGCGTATGAGCCTGGCAAAGCTGGCACAGTACTACTTCCCGGATGACCCTACCAAGTGGAAAATGGAGGGCGCTCTGGCCGAGTTCAAGGGGGTGTTCAACCTTAGCCCAGCACAGGAAGGCCGCATGGCCACCTACGCTATCCAAGACGGCCATGTACTGCGCGAGCTGTTCCAGGCGCTGCTGCGCGAGGACGTACCGTGGGGTATTGTGCTCGAAGACATCAACCTGACGCTGGCGATGGGTGTGTACCCACAGCTACAGATGAACGTTAAGCTGGCGGCTGCGATCAACAAGCGCGAGGAAGAGGCCAAGGAGCAGGCCGTGGTGGAACTCGGGCTGAGCCGGGTGCAACTGCGCTCTAACGAAAAATTCGCTGAGCTGCTGCGGGCTCAGGGCGTGGCTCCGCCGCTGAAGAAGAACCCAAAAGGGGATCTGATCTACGCCTTCGCTGCCAAAGATCTGGACTTCATGGAGCTGGCCGACCACCCGAACCCTACGGTGCGAGCGCTGCAGGCGCTGCGCATCGGGGAGAAGTCGGCACAGACCATGACCCGATCCGCCCGCTGGGCTACGCTGCCCACTCGGCTGCCTATCCCGCTGAAGGTGGCCGGTGCGCACACCGGGCGCCACGGCGGTGACGAGTACAACATGCAGAACCCGGAAAAGGCCGGCGACCTGCGTAAGTGCATCGAAGCGCCAGAGGGATGCAAGATTGTCGTAGGCGACCTGGCCGGCATCGAGCTGCGCGTGAACGGCTGGTGGTGCGACGAGCGCACGCTACTGGACAAGTGGGCGATAGACCCCGAATACGACGTATACAGTGTGCTGGCTTCTACCATCTTCGGTCGGCCAATCACCAAGGCTGACGTGGACGAGCGCTTCGCCGCGAAGACGTCCGAGCTGGCTTGCCAGTACGGTGCCGGCCATGTGCGTATCCAGCTGGCACTGCGGCAGAAGGGCGTAGAGTGCAGCGACGAGATGGCGTTGAGGATCAAGCGAGCTTACCGGGCCACCCGTACCCGCATCCGCGACCGCTGGCAGTGGTTGAACGACATCGCCATCCCGGCCATGGCTGGCATGACACCACCTGTGCACATGAACGGCGTGACCTTCGAACTCGGCCGTGCGGTGCTGCCGTCCGGGCGCTCAGTCTGGTATCCAGAGCTGCACGTCAACGAGGAAGGCGATTGGGTGTACAAAGCGGTTAAAAAGTTCGCCGTATATTTCAAAAAGATATATGGCGGGGCGCTGCTGGAAAACATCATCCAAGCCATGGCATACGACGTGTTCATGTTCCAGCAACGGAAGATCGCTCGCGAGCTGCGCCCGGTAGCCATGGTGGTGCACGACGAGGGCGTGTTCGTCATACCAGCAGACCGCGTACAGAGCGAGCTGCCAGAGTACGAGGCGCGGTACAAGTCGCGTCCGGACTGGTTCCAAGGCGTTCCTATCTTTGGCGAATTCGGCGTCGGCGACAACTACAAAGAGGCTAAATAATGAGTCTTACATATGAGCTGGTATGCGATGACTGCAAGGTCCACTACTGGGCCGGCCAAGGGCATGCCCGCAAAGGCAGCCACTACCTGTACTCTCTGGAACTCGTCGGTAAATTCCTAGAGGAACACCAAGGGCACAGGCTGCGGTACGTCCTCGACGGCACAGACGACAACGTCCTCGACTACATAGACTGGGAGCCACAGGCATGACTTATCGAGTATGGGGTGTGTCGCGCATCCGTGACCTCAAGCAGTGTCCGGCGATGTACGTCGCCAAGTACGAAACCAAGCAGTGGACAGACACGCCGAACCCGCAGATGGAACGCGGCAGCGCTGTGCACAGCAGCATCGAGAATACGCTTAACTACGACATCCATCTGGAAGGCGAAGCGGCCAAGATGCCGGTGGCGCAGCAGTGGACAACCGCGCTGCTGGGAATGAAACACAACGGTGTGCTGGTCGCGCCCGAGTTCAAGTTCGGGCTGGACAGGAACTTCAACAAGGTCGATTTCTTCCGAGCACCGGAGCTGCGCGCCCGGGTAGGTTTGGATGTGCTGGTGAACAACAGCGGCAAGGGCCTGATCATCGACTGGAAGACCGGCCGGTACAAGCCTGAGCACCAGACCGACGCCGACTTCTATGGTGCCGCTGCGGCCGTAGCGATCCGCACCCGGACCATGGACGCGATGTATGTCTACCTGGACGAGCCGCACAACACCTTCACCCGGGCGATCGAAAAGCCCGAGGAAATGATGTTGGAGTTCTGGCGCGGGTTCGATGCAGCTGACGAGTATCTGGACAGCGAAGGCGCCGACGGCCAGATCCGCCTGGTCAACCCGCCGATGAACCCGGGCAAGCATTGCAACTGGTGCGGTAACGTGGCTTGCCCGAAGAACACCAACGACAAGGCCAAAGCGCTGGCCGTGAAGCCGAAGGACATTTTCCAATGAACATGGCAGTGACGCCTTTCAAGGAAGAAATCACGCCGCTGCCGCACCAGTGGACGACCCTTGGCTTTCAGCTGGAAAACAAGATCTGCTACAACCTGTCTGCCTGCGGGAGCGGCAAGACCCTGCCTGCGGTGCTGGCCATCGCCGCCCTGTTCGAGTCGGGCGCCGAGTCTCGCATTCTGGTTGACGCACCGCTGTCTGTTATTACTTCGACGTGGCGCGACCACTTGGCACAGTTCAGCCCGGGCATCCCGATCATGTGCATGGACGTGAGCGGCAGGCGCAAGAAGCAGGTCCAGGAGCTGCACAATTTCAAGGGCATTGTGCTGATCAATCCTGACGGCGTGCAGTCGGTGTGGCATGAGCTGTGCCACTGGAAGCCCGGGCTTGTGGTCATCGACGAGCTGGCTGGGTATTACAGGAACGTGCGCACCAACCGCTGGAAGGCGTTGGCCAGTCTGATCTACAAATGCCAGCCTGCGCGCTGGGCCTTTACGGGCACGCCCATCACCAAGAACCTGATGGACGCCTATGCGCAGATCCTGCTGGTCAACCCGAGCATGATGCCGAGGTCCCAGCGCACCGGCAAGGTGATGAGCTATGTGCAGTTCCGCGACATGCTCATGACCAACCCGGCACCGCACATCTGGGTGCCGAAACCTGACGCCATGGAACGGGTCCATAACCTGATGCAGCCGGCGATCCGTTTCGGTCGTGAGGTGATGGGCGACATCAAGACGCCGATCCGTATCCGCAAGGAGATTGGCCTGACGCCCGAGCAGAAGGCGCTGCTGCAAGCGCTGATCGCCGACGGCAAGGCCAAGTACGGCAGCAGCCACATCAACGCCAAGGAGGCCATGACGCTGGTCACTAAGGCGGCGCAAATTGCGCTGGGCGAGGTCTACGACAGCAAGGGTAACGTGGTCAACGTACCCTCGGCACCGCGTGTGCAGGCGCTGCTGGATGTCTTCGACGAAGTGGAACAAACGCCGGTCATTGTCTCTGTGCCTTATATCCCTGCGTTACTGGGATTAGCAGAAACTTTAAGGTTGAAAGGCTGGCGGGTTGCGGTAATATACGGTGACACGAAGCAGGCAGACCGGGCTGACCAGATCCGCCGCTTCCAAGGTGGCGAGTATGATTTTTTACTCTGCCACCCGAAGACGCTCGCCCACGGCGTGACCCTGACCCGTTCGAGCACAGTGGTCTGGTACGGGCCGACGTACGATTTGGAGCTTGTAAGCCAACTGAATGACCGTATCTTCAGGTACGGACAGAAGGGTCAGCCCCTGGTGGTGGAGTTTAGCGGTACGGTAATAGAGAACAGGATTTATGCGGCAACGCATGGTAAGGAAACACTCAGTGGGAAATTTATTGATCTTTTTGGGAGCTGAACCATGAAACTTACAAAACTAGCACTGCCAGCGCTGCTCGCTCTTGGCGCGCTGGCTGGCTGTACTGACGCTGACATTGCGTCATCCAACCTGTCTAAAGCTGCTGACCAGTTTCAGATAGTCCGCCGCATTGTCTTCTACAACGGCATAACAGACTCTTATATGCTGACCATCGAGGGCCTGTGCTCGCTCGGCAACAACGATAAGTCGGCACAGCTGACTGTCACTTGTAAGACCGGGCCGGACTCGTACAAAAAGCACTTCCTCGGCCTGTCGGACAACGTGACCTACTTCGTCGAGCAGATCGAGGCTAAATCGGTAAGCGTGTACCACTACAAGGTTATCTTCAAGCCGTCAGCCATCGTGCCTGATATCGACATGGTGAATTGACATGAGTGACTTCAGTCAGCTGCTCGAGGAATACGCCGCCGTCGCGGTCTACATCGACGCCAAGGAGGCCGAGATCGCAGATATTAAAAAGGTGCGCGACAACATCAAGGCAGCGGTGCAGGCCGCTATGTGCGAGATGGGCATCACCAACGGCAAGACCATCGACGGACACGCCGTAACGCTGGTTAAAAACCTGAGCACCAAAGTAGAAGACGCTGATGCTTTCTACGGCTTCGTGTTCAGCGACCAGGGCGGTGAAACTTTCCTCACCAAGCACGTCAGCAAGGAGGCGGTGGATGCTTACATGGACGAGCACGAAGGCACGCCGCCGCCAGGCATCAAAGTAGAAACCGTAAACTCCATCCGCTTCACTAAAGCCAAAGTTAAATAAGGAAAACATCTGATGAGCAACGACATGATCCTGATTTCCTCCGCGCTGCCGGACTTCCTGAAAGACGCTGGCGGCTACCGCGACGAAGGCATGACGGCCGGCATCGCGCCCAAGGCACCGAAGCTGTCGGTCACTACGTCCAAGCAGTGGACCCTGACCGACAACGGCCAGACTGTCATCCAGCAGACCACCATCACCGACGCGCAGAACCGCCAGCAGGTCGTACCGGCCACTTCGATGCGCGGCGTCATCATCGCAGCGTCCGGCACACTGACCAAGGCCTGGTACGAGAAGGCCTATGTGCCAGGCACCAACGCTGCGCCGGACTGCTTCAGCAACGACGGCAAAGTCCCGGCACCCGGCGTGGCCAAGCCGCAGTGCAGCAACTGCGCGCAGTGCCCGAAGAACGCCTTCGGCAGCCATCCGGTCACTGGCCGTGGCAAGGCGTGCGGCGATCGCAAGATGGTCGTGGTAGCGCTGGAGTCGATGCCAGACAAGTATGCTACGTTCAACCTGCCGACCATGTCCCTGTCGAGCCTGCGCGACATCGACGGCAAGCTGAAGTCTGCGAACATCCCGCTGCAGTCGGTGGTGATGGAATTCAGCTTCGACCCGTCCATCACTTACCCGGTGGTGAAGATCGGCGCTGTCGGCTACCTGGCCAACTCGACGATGTTCGAGAAGTTCCGCGCCGATTCGGACTCCGACGAAGTGCGCCAGCTGCTGCGTGAAGTCGACTACGAGCCCGGCGCTGAAGCCCCGGCAACGGCAGTTGTGCCGGCCAACCAGATCGCCTTCGGCAGCGGTACGCAGACGCAGCAGGAACCTGAAGCGCCGAAAGAACCAGAGCTGACGCCGAAGGAAAAAGCAGCGGCAGCGCTGCGGGCACAGTTGGCAGCACTCGAGGAAGAAGACGATGAAGAGCAGGACCCCGCGGTGGGCGCACAAAATGGCGCGGTCAATACGGCTGCGACAGCTCCGGCACCTACTGGCCGCAAACGTCGGACCAAGGCTGAAATGGAAGCGGCGCGCGCAGCAGAAAACAACGCCGCTAACTCCACCGCACAAGGTAATGACCAGTCTCAAGTACGGGCCGATGCCGGATCGGACACGCTGGGCGCGATTGGCATCGTCCAACAAGCACAGCAAGACCTGACCCAGGCCCAGCAGCGCGAACCTGAGCCGCAAGTGCAGCAACAGCAGTCGTCTGGCGGCACGCCCAATGTGCTGGACCTGTTGTCGAAGTGGCAGACCAAGTAACTCTTTCCGCCCGGCACACGGATGTGCCCTCAAACCCACCGAATCGGGAGCAAGCGAATGAGCAAGAAAAAAGTTCATTACGACGACTTCGATGGGGGTACGGAAGCTGATCAGGATCATCCCGACCATTTGTATTGCGGCACTGAGTCAAGCGATCCGCTTATATCCACATACCGCGATGACGTGACCTGTAAGCACTGTCTTAAAATTCTGAAGTTCTTCGGCTGGGAGCCTAAGCCATGACCAATAAAATTAACGCGTGCAAGACCTGTAACGGAACTGGTATCGAGTACGACGGCGCTGGGCATACATGCACCTCGTGTAACGGTATCGCCGCCACTGTCGTCGAGCGCCAGCCGGTGGCGTTTATCCAGATACCGAAAAACGTAGAGAAGTATGGCCATGGTGATGACCCTGACCGCTTGAAGTTTGGAAAGCCTGGGCAATTTTTCGCTGACGGTAAATCGCCAATGTTTGATTTCGTCCTGCTCTACACCGCCCCGCCCGAACTCGCCGAACTGCAAGCCACCATCGCACGGCTGACGGCGGAGCGCGATCAATTAAAATCACTTGTTGAGGGTAAGCAGGGATCGCTGGGAAAAATGTTCGAGCTAAAAGAGAAATACCGCTTAGAACTTGAGCGGCTGAAGGGTGGGCAGGGGGAGCCTAGATTGGTTAGCTACGCTACTGATATGTCTACATGCACGCTTACCCTAGGCGATGACACGAGCTACATCTACGACCGTGTATGCACCCCTGTGCCAGTTGGATTTGTCGCCCATCGTCTTGATGAGATAGGCCAGTCGTATGAGGGTGTTATCTACGCACCTGCCATCCTTGAAGGGTTAGTAAAACAAGGAACCCTGCTTTATACACGGGACAATTCCACAAGCCCTACGGAGGATAAGTCATGAACGACAAAATTGAAATTTCGCGCGAGCTGATAGAAAGGACGCTCCCTTGCATCTACAAAAGTGAGAAAAGAGGCGCTAAGGTTGCGAAAGAACTTCGACAAGCGCTTGATGGCTTAACCATGAAGCGTGAAGGTCAGGCCGCTGGTGCGGGAGATGTGCTGCGATCTATGACCAAAGAAGACTTTGAGTCAGTCGCAGCGAACGCAACCATCGCACAACAGGTCCACCTAATTGCGCATTACAAAAAGATTATTGATAGGTATCAACACCTATGCGGCGAATTATACCAAGTACTTGGTGCGCTTGATGCCCCCGGATATGTACTCGACAGAGTGCTTGACGCCAGTGATAGCGTACTTGTTACCAACACCCCATCACTACTTCCGTTTGATAAACACGCATGGCCAGCATCAGTGGCGCACTCCTGCGGGCTGGATACAAAGGCTAAATGCGGAGCCTGCCTCGACAAGGCCAAGGAGCTGAATCAATGAACTACAAACCGCACATCCGCAAGACTGAGTCCGTCTCCGATGCGGACATCTACCACTGCAGCCTACAGCGTACCAGTAAGGGCTATTGGCACACCTACGGCGAGACTATGCGCGTGGCTTATGAGAAGATGATGGCTCGCGTGGCCACGCACGAAGGAGTCCACCGCCATGAACCCCCTGTTGTTGAGCAGCATCTTTGATATAGGCCGGTCGATACTTGACCGGGTATTCCCTGACCCGCAGCAGCGCGCCAGTGCTGAGCTGGAGCTGCTGAAGGCGCAGCAGGAAGGCGCCTTCCGTGAAATGGATGCCGAGCTGCAGCGCAGCCTGGCGCAGACGAACGTCAACGCGATCGAAGCCGCCAACCCCAACCTGTTCGTGTCTGGCTGGCGCCCGGCGATCGGGTGGATAGGCGCCAGCGCCCTGGCCTACCACTACCTGCTGCGGCCCTTGGTGCCGTGGTTATGCAACGCCACCGGCCACCCTGTGCCGGACATGCCAGGGCTTGACGGTGGGTTGTTCGAGTTGGTAAGCCTGATGCTGGGCATGGGCGGGCTGCGCACGCTGGACAAACGCAAGGCGCTGGACATCGCGTCCAGGTGATGGCGGGGGAGGGCCGGCACGACTTCCATGTGCTGGCCCCTCGGCAGCGCCGCCCCCATTAGACGAAGTGTTTGATTGCCTCAGTCACTGCCTGCACCAGCACAATGATGACCGACACTGGCACAATGAGGCTGCCACTCGGCGCCGGTTGCTTCTCCAGCTTGTCCAGGAGACGCCGTATATCCAGCAGTGTGGTTTCCATGACTGCGATTCGTTCCCGCAACTCTACAAGCTCAGACCACACGTCGAACGCCATACTCACCCCCTGCTAGTCAACAGCGCGGCCAGGCTGGCCAGATTCGGCGCCAGTAACGACGCCGGCTTCAGCGGAGAACCGACGCATCAGTTCGTCCAGCAACTTCCCGGCGCCTTCTTTGGAGCCGCCTTTGTTGAACACGTTCTGCGACATGAGCAGCCGTTTACCGCTGTCGCTGGTCATGAGGAAGCGCAGCATCTTGGCGCCCCCAATGCCCAGGCCAGCTGCGGCTGCTGCGCCCAGCGGGTTGCCCGCAGCCAGTCCGCCAGCAGCGCCAGCCAAGCCGGTGCCGCCAAGTCCCATCATGCCACCCATCATCGGTGCGTACTTCTCGAGGTGGTCAGGGTCAGCGCGTTTGATGTGCCCGAACAGCTGCACGAGCTTGTCAACGCGGGCCAGGTCCGGGCCTTTGAAATAAGCCTTGTACTCGGTGGACTCCAGCGCCTTCTTGAAAGCCGTAGGGCTGAACTTATCGCCGTCGGTGGCATTCTGCATGGCCTGCTTGACGATGCCGTAGCGCACAGCTTGCTTGCCCTTATTGTCCAGGGCCTTGAACAGGCGCTGCGCTGCGTAGTCGCCCTGGCCTTCTGCCTGGCTACGAATGAAAGCACCGTAGATCTTGTCTGGATCATCCGCGGTCAGCGCCGACGCGAGCTTCTGTTTCTGATACGGGATGACCTGATCACGGTAGAACGACTGCGCCCGGGCGTTGGCTTCTGCCAGACCCGGGGTTTCCTTGGCGAAGTTGTCCAGGTCACGCTCCACGCTGGCCGCGATGTTCTTCAGGAAGATCTTGGCACTGTCAGTCGTCTCGTTGGTGGTCGCGGAATCGATACGCTTGCGCAGGTCGCTGCGGAAGGCGCGCATGCGGTTGTAGGTGTTGGGGATGGCTTCGCCACCGGCACCCGGTGTGCCGTCCATGAAGTTCACAGCGTCGCCTATAGGGTCGTCCATCGACTGTGCCGTAGGGTTCTCCAGCTGACCTTTCCACTTGCGCAGCAGGGACATCGATACAGGATCCGTGTCCACTACCTTGCCGGCGTTGACCAGGGCGTTATCGATAGCGCTTAGCGTGTTGGTAGCTGGCACAGGGGCATCACCGGCTTTCTCTGCCACGTCGTCGAACAGCTTGTCGGCGCTGATCTTCTTGGTCAGCCACATGTTGTTGCCGGACGCCTGCATGATGGCGCGTTCGTCTGTGCCGGCTTCGTCGATCATCTGCAGGACTTTCTTCGCCTCGGCACTGCGAATGCCGTCGCCGGCTGCCAGCGCGCGGATGCGATCGGTGCCCAAGTAGCTGGTGTTTATCAGGCGCTTGTATTCTTCGCCGACGATTTTCTTCGCCGCTGTGCGGGCGTCAATCTGCTGCGCAGCGCGGGTAGGTGCCAGCGAAGCGAATGGTAGACGCTGGTTTTCCAGCGCGCCTTCGATGCCTGTAATCGCTTTGTTTTGCGGTGCGAGGTCGCCAGCAGTGAGCCGCACGCCCAACTCGTCGCCGAGCTTCTGCGTAGCTGCTGCGCCAGGCTGCAGTTCGTTACGCACAGCACCCATGACCCGGCCGGCAGTATTACCCACCAGCCTGCCCGCACCTTCCGCAACAGGGCCGAGCGCGGCACCGAACGCGAGCTGTTTCGCTTTCTGGTCTGCAAAGTCTTCGCTCCCGGTGACGGGCATCGTGGCAGCACCGCCAGCACCGCGCAGCACCGGTGCCAGAAACGCCTGCGCTTTAGGGCTGAGCTTGGCGAACGCTTCAGGCAACAACCGCCCAGCAGTCGCGCCAGTGCCTCCAGAAGCGCCCATGGACAAGCCCACAGGGTTGGCGATGTTGCCCGCCAGACGCCCAAAGTCCACGCCTTCGCCGCCGAGTTCTGCGCGTTGCTTCTGGAAGAACGCTTCCTGGTCCGCTACGGTTTCGGCTCCGGTCTTTCCTTCTACGCTGAGCGCACGCTCGATAGGGTCAGGGATAAGCGCCGATACGCCTTGCGTTGCGGCGTCCGGGATGTCCTGGAACAAGCCACGGTAGAAGCCGGCAGCACCGCGCGCGATGTCCTGCGCCGTCGACGTATCGCCAGGCTTGCCGGTAGGCTTCCTGACGCCCATCTGTGCCGTAATCTTGCGGACGTAGTCCTTGGTTTCCTTGGGCAGCACAGTGTCGTACTTGTCACCGAAGGCGGCCAGGTTCTTGTCCACGCGGCCGGGGCCTGCGTTGTAGGCAGCGAGGGCCTTGGGCACATCGCCTTCGTATTTGTCCAGCATCTGCTTGAGGTAGCGTGTGCCGCCGTCGATGTTCTGTTCCGGGTCGTATACGTCGGCCACGCCAAGGTCCGCCGCAGTGCTGGGCATGAGCTGCATCAAGCCGCCCGCGCCTTTAGGCGAGCGGGCTTTAGGATTGAAGCTGGATTCCTTGCCGATGACGGCGCGGGTCAGTTCGACCGGCACACCGTTCTGCTGGGAGTATTTGTTGATCAGGTCGTCGTAGTTCCCGGCCTTGGGCTGTTCAGTCGCTGGCGCGGCGAAGTTAGACCACGGCCCCTCAGTGGGGGCCGCTTCTTGTGCTGGTGCGCTAGACTGGAACTGCTCCCAAGGTCCGGCCATTACATTTTGCTCCACGACTGAGGCGATGAAGGGTCGCCGCCATTATAACGATATCCCTGCATAACTGTACCCACAGACGGCGCGGTAGGTGCGCTGCGGGCTGCTGGTGCCGAAGTACCCGGCACATCGTACAGGCTGTCGTATTCGTTGAACCGGTTCGCGGCTTCGTCCTTGGCCTTCTGCATGGCCTTGGCTACGCCTTCGAAAGTAGCCTTGGCGGCGACGTCGCTTTGCAGCTTGTCGAAGTTGGCGAACGACGTCTGTGCCTGCGCCAGGTCGGTGTTGGACACAGGGGTCAGTGCTACGCCGTTGTTCTTCAGCTTGACCAGTTCGGCCAGCCCGCCCTTGGCTTTCAGGCGATCGATCTTCACCTGCAGGCTGGCAGCGTCGGAGCCGGCGATAGGCGGGATATACCCGTTCTTGCCGTACAAGCTCGGCAGTGCTGAGCTGTTGGCGATCTCGTTGGCCAGCGTGGCCACTTCGTCCAACTCGCTGACGGCACCGCGATAGGCCTGCTTGAACTCCAGACGCTTGAACTTGCTGGTCATGGTGTTGGCGTCTTGCTGGCGCTGCTCCGCTGCCTGCTGAGTGGCCACGCGCTCGGCTTGCGTCTGCGCGTTCTTCTCGGTGGCGGCGACAGCGCGCTCCTGGCGTGCCTGCTCCTGAGAGACGAATGGCTTTTCGGTGTTCCAGCGATCCTGCGCCACGGCTGCCGTCTGCGCTTGAGGCGGCGTGAACGGCACAGAATCTTCGTACTTGTTGCTGGAAGGATTCCAGGTACGGCGGATATAAGTCCCGTCCATCTGAGGGATGTCCACGGTGCCAGGCGCCTGCGGCATCTTGGCTGGCGGGTTCAACTTCATGACGTCCGCCATTGGCGTACCCAGCTGCAGGGCCTGGCGCTGCAGCGGCGTAAAGTTCGCCATGGCGTCAGGGTTCTGCGCAAGATCTTGCAGTGCCTGGTCCTGCTTCTCCTGCCGTTGCAGCCCACGAGCGCGCAGCGCCATCTCCTGTTGCTGGATCTGACGAAGCTGCTGGGCCTGTTCCATCTGCTGCTGCTGGTACTGTTGCTGCTGCATGCCCGCGAACGATTGCCCGAGGCGCACACCGGCACTAGGGTTGCCCTGCTGGGGGCCTGCGTTCATCAGCATCTGTGTGCCGAGCTGGCCCAACGGGGTGTTGAGCCCGCCGAGCCCTTGGTTGATCATTTCCATAAACGTGGCCATGGTGCCCCCTTACATGAACAGGCCGTAGAGTGCGCCGCCAGCGGCACCGATACCGGCGCCCCAAGGGCCGCCGAACGAACCGCCGATTGCTGCGCCAGTAGCCGCGCCGCCGAGCGCGCCAGTAGCACGACTGCCGCCACCGGACTGCTGCGACTGCTGCGTACCACCGAGCTGTGCGGCGCCGTTCAACGTGTTCAAGTAGTCCTGAATCATGTTGTACGGCAGGTTCTGACCGTAGTTGTAGCGTGCCATGTCGGCGTTAATCTGTGCTTGTTGGTCAGCCGTGCGCTGCTGGCCGATGCCCTGAAGCATTTGCCCCGGTGCCTGCACAGAGCCCAGCGCAGTTGGCGTAAGCGCAGTGGACTGGCCAAGGCCGGTAAGTCCGTTCTGCTGCTGGGCGACACCTTGGCTGCCGAGGTTGCCGTACAGGTTGCCTTGCAGGCCAGCCATCTGAGCACCGAGCGCGCCAGCGTTCTGTGTGGCACCGAGCGCGAGTTGGTTGAGTGCTTGGCCCTGAGCACCGGATGCCTGAGACGCTTGCAGGCCTTGCCCCGTCATCCCTTGTGCCAGCTGCCCAGCGCTTTGGTTGGCGTTGATGCCCAGCCCAGCCAGACCCTGGCCGAGTTGACCAGACGACTGCAGCGCGTTGAGGCCCATGCCGGACTGGTTCTGGCCGATCTGGCTGATGCCCTGCGTAGCGTTGAGGCCCAAGCCCGCCTGCCCTTGGCCCAATTGGCCCAGACCCTGCGAGGCGTTGATGCCGAGCCCTGCCTGCCCTTGGCCCAGCTGCCCGAGCGCTTGCGAAGCGTTAAGCCCCATGCCGGCCTGAGACTGGCCCAGCCCTGCGAGCCCTTGCGAGGCGTTAAGTCCGAGGTTAGCGGCACTGGTGCCGAGCTGCCCGGATGCCTGCAATGCGTTGAGGCCCTGCGCATAGGCAGCGTTGCCCATGTTGGCGGTGATGTCGCCGATCGTGTTCTGGTAGCCGCGTGCTGCGATACCTTCGGCGATGCCCTGGCGGGACCCGCCCATCTGGCCTGCACCCTGAGCGCCTTGACGGATACCCGGCAACACTTGTTCCTGGAACTGTTCGGTGACGGGGCGAATAGCCGACTGTACCGCTTGCTGAAAGAACGGATTGTTGGCCGGGTCGCCAGCTTGGTTCAGCTGAGACATGGCACTGTTGATCCCTGCGCTTCCCTGTCCAGTCAATGCGGAAGCATTTCCGAACTGACTCGCCGCAGCGTTCATGTTGCCGCGACCTTGGCCGGTCATAGACGCAGCACCGCCAAGCTGGTTGGTGGCGGTGTTGATGTCGCCACGACCAGCACCCGTCAGCGTGGAAGCGTTGTTGAGTTGGTTGGTGGCGGCGTTCATGTCGTTACGGCCAGCACCCGTCATCGCCTGTGCCAGGCCGTACTGGTTCAAGGCGTTGGCTGTGTTGATGTTGCCCTGTGTGGACATCGAACCGGCTTGGCCTGCCAGTTGGCCCATAGCGCTGGTGGCACCACCGAGCCCAGTGCTGGTCGAAGCGCCCGCGTTGTTCAGTTGGTTTATGGCAGTACCCTGCCCGGTGCGGCCCTGCACGGCCATGCCGCTGGCATCGCGCAGCGTGTTGATCGAGTCACCCATGGCGTTGTTGCCGATCGTGGTCAGGCCGCTGTTGCCATAGCCATACATCGAGTTGAGCGCAGCCCGGGCCTGGTCGGACATGCCGTTCAGGTTCTGTGCCAGCCCCTGCTGACCAGCGGCACCGACGGCGGCGGTTTGTTTGCCGGTCTGCGCCGCCTGTGCGGACTGCCCGCCCATCTGCTGCAGGCTGTTGGAGCCTACGTTGGCCAGGTTCGCCATATGAAAGAACTGATCCATCTGGACTTGTTGGCCTGTGCCTTCCAGTGCGTTCGGCGTGGCCACAGTCTGACCGGGGTAGTAGGCTGGGCCTTGTCCCGGCTGATAGAGGTTCGACAGCTGCTGGTAGCCGGACGTAAGGTACGGCTGGATACCAGACCAGGGATCTGCCTTTTGAGTTGTGGTGG